AGAGTCACTTACTTTTACTGCTACCGTACCAACCGCGCCGGTTCCAGATACTCCAGTAACTATCACTGCTTTTACAACTTTGGTAGTTACGGTACCAACCGCGCCGGTTCCCGCAACTCCAGTGACGACAACAGAATCACTTACTTTTACTGCTACGGTGCCTATTGCACCTGTACCTGCTACGCCGGTAACGACTACCGAGTCGCCTACTTTTATTGCTACAGTACCAACACTACCTGTGCCCGCAACTCCAGTAACTGCTTTAACTATTACAAGTTTTACTGTACCAACCGCGCCGGTTCCAGATACTCCAGTTACCGCATAGGCAGGAGCTATCCCACCAAAGCCGTTAATGCCCCAGCCACCCTGCCCCCAGCCTTTGGTATAGGTGGTCATGGCTGGTCCTTACCCTGTAAACTTATTGCTTTTAGACATATTGTCTACCCCGGGGATAACTTGCAAGTTCCACGGGACATGTAGCCCAGAAACTACTTTCCCTCTCAAAGGTACTACGTGGTCTACATGCCATGGAAACCCAAACATTTCTGATCTTATCGCAGCCAGCTCGTAAACTTGAGACATCACCCACATAAGTTCTGGGTTACTTCGTACCCACGGAGGGCAGGCGTTTATTTTTGCTACTTTATAAGCCTTTTTATTAGCATTCGCCATACCGGGGTTGTCCTGCGCCCACTGCTTGGCTTGCGCTAATCGTTTTGCCCTATATCGCTCGCGGTAGCCCTTTGCGTTGTAAACCGACATCTTTTCCTTATTAGCAGCGTAGTATTCCGCGTACCAATTTGGGTTCAGCTCCATCTTTTCACGGTGGTGCTCACGATGCCACGCACGCTTGTTGACCAAATCAGAAAAATAGTTACTGTGACTCTTAGCCTTCCGGCAAAGTTTGCAGTCATTCCTATAGCCGTCGGGGGAGTCTTTTCGCCTGTAAAAAAACTCAAGCTCCTTACTCTCTCCGCATGTAACACAGCTCTTCATCAAGCTATTCTTATGATGGCCGTGCCAGATGCTGCAGCGGGCATTTGAATCTGGAAGTCACCGGAACTTACTGTCTGGTCACCGCCAAAACTCAACACGGCGCAAGCCTTACCTGAAGCGGAACTGTTGTAGATGATGCCGCCCGAAGTAGTGAAGCTGGCTGAGGTCCAAGTAGTGTCATCAAAATCACATACCGCAGTGGTGCTAGACGCCACCGGAGTAACGGAGACCAAGGTGTTACCCGTAGTAGTGTAGCCGCTGCCGTTGGCCAGCTCATCCGAGTTACCGGTCAAGTTACTGTAGGCAGTCGTAGCGGCACCATAAGTACCTGACAACGACGCTGCAGCCTTGCCCAGTGCCAGTTTGAATGTGTTACCGGTGCTAGCGGTGAAGTTGTGAGTAGCAGTCAGGATTTCAACCTTAAAGCTAGTCGGCATTGCAGTAGTAAATCCAGTCATTTCAATTCTCCAAAAGTTTAACGAGTTCCGGGTGCCCCGCGTTGCGGAAGCGGTTCATCAACGTGGTGTTGTGTGATGCGACTGCCTGCTTCATGTACCTCACCAACACCTCACGAAGCTGTGTTCTGTATGCCTCTGCCTGCTCCCGTATGATCGGATTAGCATTAGCCCCAATGTAAATAATCTTGTCCAGCGCCATCTCAGCAACTTCTTCCGGGGTAAACCCACGCCCAGATACCATCATCGCCTTAACTTCGCCTAAGAATCCACCACCTACACTGCTTATCATCAAGTCACCTTAATTTTTACTTGGCCGTCACGGTACATGTCCTGACGCAGTTTACCATCACCAAAGTTTTTCAACAGGCCAATAGCCTGCACGTACAGTTTCTCGTACTCTGCAATGATATCTGGTTCGCCTTTCATGAAGCGAATGGCCTCGATCAATGCCCCATTGAGCAGTGCGGAGTCAAAGTTAGTACCCAGCCACGTAGTACCAGCGGTCACAATAGACTCAGGGTAGACCCCGTAGTGCATCTCTACAGCATAGTTAGCATCGGGCCTTGGACCCAGTATGAAAGTGTTCTGGTCAAATATCGCATAGCAACGCGGTATGCTGGTATCCGTAGGGGTCGGGTAAGCTTCGCGGATGTAGTTAACATCTTTGTTGAGCAGGTAGTAGTACGCACCCGTCGTGTCGATAACTGCCAAGGAGTAGACGTACAACATGCCCGTGGGCATCGTCAGGTAGCTGTTATTGAGGGTTAGGGTGCCGGTCTGGTTTTTACGGAGGGCAGGGAGCTCGACGGTAGCGTATATTTTTTGCTCCGCCTGCATAAAAAACATACTTAGCTCCGCGGCTTGGAACGTATTTTCGCAGATGGTTTGTACTTGGGAGCAGAGGGTAGCGTAGTCAGACATAAGCAACCTGCCCCCGCCGAGCGATAAGGGCCCGAAACGTACCGTACTTTATTTTCAGGGTACCACAAGCGTTCGAAATCGAACACCCTTCCGAGACCAATTGGGCTACCCGCTGCACTAGCCTAGCTACTGCTACCTTTTTTACAGACGGTAGCCCGGCACCTACGCAGTAGTTGTAAAACGTGCTGGTACTTATCTCCGCCGCAGCGCAAAGCGTACTTATACTTTGCCCATAGGTATACTCAGAGTATATACGGAGTGAAGCAGCTTTGTTACGCGCTACTTCCGGCGCACGGTGCATAGTCGTTTTCACAGATAGTTTACCCTTAGCTTCCATAGACACAGGCACCCCAAGCTGGCGGCGCTTCGCCGTTTCGCAAAAAGCTGTATCTCTCTTAACCCCAAGCTTCCCCTGCGAGATAGCTAAGCAATGCGCTAGTGTCTTGGGTTTCCCCCGCAGCGCAGCGGCAATTTTAGGTCCCGAGAACAACTTTTGAAGCTTGGTGCGGACTATATTATACGCCGCAGAGGGCATTAGTTGCTCCTCATAATCCGTGCGTAACCCCGCGGGGCAAACTAACAGTATAGAAAAATCAAATGCCGCTTCCGTATGCTTATTCCATGCGGCCTGTAGTACAAAAGAGTGGTGGGCATTTTTGCGTAGCAGATACCGATGTTTTACCCACCTGCGGCTAGGAGTAATCGTGCTTCCGATGTACCGGTTGCCATTTACCTTATTGGTTATGGCGTACACATACCCTGTGGCATCGTAGTTCATCGCTTAGCCCATGGGTCCACGGCACATTGTGCCTTTAGTGGCTGCACCGGCACCGCGCATCTTGATGCCAGAAGTCTTAGTACCCGGTTGCGCCGTACGGGTAATGTTACCCACGGACATATTAACGTCACCGGCTGTAGCAGAAGTACCGGTGCTAATGGTGATATCCCCGCCCGACATGGTATGGGGCTTGGCGTAGCTGGATGCTGGAAGATTGTTCTTAGCCATGGTTACTTACCCATACTTGATTTGTTGAACGAAGATACCTTCTGGTTGGCTACCTTAGCCATACCCCGGCCCATTTTTTTCATATTGAGGCTGGTCTTGCCGCCTTTGGCAAAGCCCTTAGCGTGCAACCTATCTTCATGCCCTTTAACAGCCTTAGCAGCCACACCTTTAACTATCTTAAGGTCGCCGCCACTCATGTAATTTTTGCCTGTTTTGCCTTTCATAAGACGCTCCTAAGTGATAACTATTGTAACACTACCAATGAAGCCAGTTCCTGTAACCGCTCCAGATGGCTGTATCCAAGCCCTGCTTTGTGGGTACCCAGTGAAATCTGGCCTTGGGTTACGCACCGCTTGTGGATCATAGATAGGCCGTTCCCCCAAGTGTAACTGCGGGTGGTCTGGATTCCAACACTCACAACACGCTTTTATGTTGGTATCTTTCCCCTTCACCACGAGGCTCTTTAGCTCCCGCAGCCTAAAACGGAAGCCACAAATGTCGCACTCCGCAATGGCTATCCTAGCTGAAGCAAATCTGCTGCTCACGCTTATCTCCTCGGGGAACGAGGTACGAACCTAATCGGTGCTTTCTCCCGGTCTTCCTGTCCGGCGAGGTCGTACTGTTCATCGTATACCGCCTTCAACATCGGTAGACGGTCTGCAAACTCTGGGGTCTTCATCGCAATGTAGTAAGCTAGCCCAGCCGCTATAGCGGGCAGGAAACGGAAATTCATGTCGGGGGTCTGTATCCCACTACCTGCATCCTCGATACGGCGCAGTCGCCAGTACACAAGCACATAGTACGGGGACCCCACGGTGCCTTGGTCTGGCACGGGCCATATCACGATCTTTGGAGCATCACGCTTGCGCTCAATCTTGACCTGTATGGGGCGACCTTGGGTCTGCTTG